ATGCAACCGATTCAAATTTCTTGCGAAATTCTTCAACCGTCGCGCCTTTAAGGAGCGTTTGATATTGCTGTTCCCAGTTAACAGGCATTTGCGGGTCTGCACCTGAAGCAGAAAAGTTTCTTTGATAACCGGAAACATAAACCATGCTTGCCGCTATAAATAAATCTGGCAAGTATGTAGAAATGAATGTTGATGTGTTGGTTGAAGACAATGGCTGAGACCGAATTGTCCCTGTAATCAAAAGATTATAAGACTGGTCTGGCCACGGCCCAACAATAAAATTTTGATTGGTTAAACCGGCAGAAGCCTGGTCACCACCGTAAACTGCGAAAAATTTTGGTATTCCAGCATTTGTATTGCTACCCCAAACATATTCCAGATACTGTTTTGCAGCTGGAACAAGCGGATAGTTTTGCCCACCATTTACAACATTGATCGTTTGAATTGTTACAAATGAACTTGTTGGGATTGAAAGAGAATTTGAACCAACAGTCAGCGTGTAGTTTGAATTGCTTGTTTGCGTTGACAAAAAATCCAATTCTCTTTGCATGCGAAGTTCTGCGTAAGAAATCGCCTGCGGAAGAATAATTTGGAAATTGGGATCTGTCTGGGGGACAACCGCCAACGTCGCAATTTGCTGAACATATGTGTTGTAATCCACGACTCACTCCTTACGAGTATTCCCAAATTTTCATGTAACCTTGCGATCCGGTGCCGCCGACATTGGCGGCGTTTGCTCCACCGCCACCGCACCCGTAAAGCGTAGCATTTCCACCAACACCACCACCACTTGGAACAGCGCCACCACCAATCAAATAGATAAATTGTGGGTTACCGCCGGTATTACCATTTTGATTTTTTTGACCGTCTGTGCCTGAAAAACTTAACTGATTTAAATTTGATGCCGTACCACCAGCGCCACCTGCACCACCATTTGTAGACCCTTTGCCGCCTTTTCCGCCACCAGCAGTATAGGTTGTAGCGCCTACAATAATTTTTGTGTCTCCACCGTCTCCGCCATCTGTCCCGGTATTAGCACCACCTGTGCCGCCAGCACCTACAGCAATTGTATATGTCGTAGCCGACGAAACAGGCGTAACATAAACAAAACCATAAGCAGCACCGCCACCACAACCGCCTCTATTTGACGATGTAGAGCCACCACCGCCACCGCCGCCTCCAAGCATTTCAATGTAAAGCGCCGTGCATCCTGTAGGAGGAGTGTATGTAGTTGTTGCTGTGTTTGTAATGAGTTGCGGAGTGCGCAAAAGTCTGCCGCCCGTAACTGCGGATGCAGTCCAAACAGGAGTACCCGTAATTGTTGTAGATGAAACGGTTTGGGACGCACTGACCGTATATGTTCCTGCCCCGCCGGTCCCTGTCAAAAATGCCGTAACAGTTGTACCGGCAGTAACGTTTGTCCCTGAAATTGTTTGACCAATTACAACATAACCAGTCGTGACAGCAGTCACCGTCATCGTTGTGCCAGCAATAGAGCCTGTGTAAACCGCGTTTATTGCCGCTAAAGCTGTTCCATTGGCACCAGGAGCAACCGGGAGAGGAACACTTGTTCCGTTGCCAACATAAAGACTGCCAGCCGATAAAGTGGTTAATCCAGTTCCACCTTGCGAAACTGTTACAGGATATGTTGGAAGAATTCCGTCATCACAAAATCTTATATTTGTACCGTCAGAGTAAACTTGGATATTAAGATTTGCAGGAGCAGTAACTGATGTCCCGCCACCGCCAGACGAAATTGTTACGGTTTTGCCACCGGTTGTTGTGTTGTAAATAATCCAACGGCCACTGATGCCACTTGGAACAGCAAGTGTTTGATCGTTTGCCAACGCACCTGTCAACACAATGCGCATAGCTTGCGTTTGCCCAGCCCCGGCAGTTGTCGGAGATGTCAAAGTTGTTGTAGCCGTTGCGCCAGTCGGAAGAGCAATAGAAACCGTTTTAGTCAACTGGTTTTCAAGGATGTCTTCGTTATTATTTAACGGGACATCCCAACCTGACGAATTATATGCAGGCTGATTAAGCTGAAGATTGGTGGTCGCGGTCATTGTCTATCCCTTCGCAAATCATCAATCCTGGTGAAGATTTGACTGCATATATTCTCAATGTGGCGGATATTTTCCATAAATTCCGTTCTTGGAACAACACTAACTTCCAAATCATGCAAATCTTTTCTTAATTCTTTTACGGCCTGCCACATCTCGCGCAAAAACCATCCCGAAACCAAAAGGGCAGAACCAGCAAGAAGATTAATAAAAGATTGCGTATCCATCATGCAGCCTCGTTTTTTAACTGCGGGTTGATCTCCCGCTCTATAAATTCAAGATTAGCTGCAAGCCTGCGGTCTGATGGCGTTTTCTCCAACGCCAATTGTGCTTGTTGCAGTGCAATATCTTTAAGACCAAGATTCCACGCAGCGATTGAAGCATAGTCGTGAGGTTGATGACCCCAGACATCAGGGTCGCATGTATAAACCATGGCGCGGTCAGTAATTCTTAAAGCCCGCATGGAGTAAGCAAAACACTCTTCCCAACGGTGCTGGCGGTACATCAAGCCAGCCAATTCACACCAAGGTTCGCGTGTATTTGGGGCTTCAGATGCCGCCATTTGAAAAGATTTTTCGGCGTTGCTTGGATCGCTTAATTCATTGTAACACCGCCCCATGACACGATAGGCGTAGCATCTTTCATTCGGCCATGTTGCATTTGGCATTTTGAGGTATTTCTCACAGGCGGCAATTGATTCTTGCCAGCGACCGTGAAAGCTTAATTCACGCGCATAGTAAAATGCGTTGCGTGGGCAATTTGGATCTTCTTTAACTGACAATTCCAAGAGACCCATGTATTGGCCGCGAGACTTTGTCGGATCTGGTTTATGAACCGCCAGCAACATATCGGTCTGTGACCACACTTCCGTAATCCGGCCATCCGGAATCGGGTATTCATGGCAGGGGTGATGCCACATATAACCGTGACGAGCATGAATTTTCTCATAGTAAAAAGCAATTCCAGACCCCCAGTCGAACATATACCGGAGGCGAGTTGTTTCGCCTTTTTTCCAAACACGCTCAATTTCTTCGCGCCATCCTGGTTGAAGAACTTCGTCAATGTCTAAGCTGATGCAGACATCAATGTCACGCGGAATAAGTGCCATGGCGGCATTTCTTGCAAGGTCAAACCTCCACGGCGTTATGCATATATCATGCACAACTGCTCCGTGTTTACGGGCTTCGTCAGGTAAACCATCAGTTGAACCTGTATCTGCAATCAAAATCAAATCAGCTTCTTTTGCTGATTGACAAAAACGCTCCACAAAGTGTGCTTCATTTTTGCTGATTGCATATACTGCGATTTTCAAAGACAAGTTATTTTCCTTCACTCATTTGGTTCTGGATTTGGGTTGGTAAACGTCTCCGTAACCGGGTCATAAACCCAACCAAAACCATAATTTTCAGCCTTCAAAGGAACGCAACGCAATCCTTCTCCAGGATTATACTCTGAAACTCCATCCCAGAGAATAAAATTGTGAGCAATATTGTTCTCATCAATTACTGCATAACGATCAATCATTACCACACCCATACCTCAATACGACCATCGCCGCCTTTTCCACTTGTATGACCCGAAGTTGACGAAGTGCAACCTCCCCCTCCTCCGCCCGGCACAGAACCATCAGTAGCATTAGCGTTTGCCGCAGCTGCTCCTCCTGCGCCGCCGCCTACAGAAGTGCCTCCAGCCAATGGAGAAGCGCCTGCGGATGCACCACCGCCTCCACCGCCGCCCATCCAACCGTTACCACCCGCTCTGGCATTGCCTCCGCCACTCCCGCCAAGCCAATACTGAGTTGCATCAATACCAGTTTGGGTAAATGCGGCAGCCCCTACCGCAAATAACTGGCCTGCCTGACCGCCTGAGCCGCCGCCTGTTGACCCTGCGCCGCCACCATAAACAGTAAACGCATTTGAGCCAGTGCCAAATGTTGAATTATTGCCGGGGTTACCAGTAATACCTGATGCCCCCGAAACAGCCGCACCACCTGCTCCTACGCTGTATGGTTGCAATGTTGTTGAAAACCCTGAAAGCAAATAAAATCTTTCCATATACGCGCCGCCACCGCCGCCGCCGGGGGTTTGAGCTGCGGATGCCTTGCCTCCAGAACCACCGCCAGCCCACATACGAACCAAAACAAATGTTCCAGTATAGCTTGCTGGGTTCCAATTTCCAGAACCAGACGTATAAGCGGTTAAAGTTGCATTTGATGGCAATGCCCCCCAAACAGGAACACCTCCTGAAATTGAAAGAACTTGATTGGTTGAACCAATTGCGCGATTTGAAAGTGTATTACTTGCCGAAGCGTAAAGTGTGTCACCAGTTGTATAAGATGACAAATTGGTTCCTCCGCCAGAAATGCCCAGCACTCCGGAACTATTAAGAAAATTTGAGAACAAACTAAGATACCGGGATATTGACATTTTTTACCATACCCAAAGTTCTATGCGGCCATCTCCACCTGCGCCGCTTATTGTTCCTGCGACTGTAGCCCCTCCACCGCCACCCGGCGTAGACCCTGCTGTTCCACTTACGCTAGATCCTGCGGCTCCTCCTGCCCCACCAGTCAAAGATGTTCCTGCTGAAGTTGTTGTGCCGCCTGTACCTGCTGCACCACCGCCTCCACCGCCGCCATAATAACCA